CAAACGTAGATAAAAATCTCCGTATTTGACCATACAACGAGTCCAACTCCAAAGATTGAATTCGATGTTTAAAATGTCATAAAACAAATTGTGTAGAATTTGCTTGATTTCATCGTTGGATGATTTGATATGAATTACTTCACCCATTTCATTTCTAGTTGTACATTCATCTGCATAGATATCCAATGCAGATGCTAGAATTGGATCCATATCCATTGTATCATAATCACGAAATAGTTCTACACGACTACTTTGATATGATAAATTGAAATCTCTTGTGTATTGATTATATGAAGTGGTGCGTAATCTATTAAAACGATCTCTTAAACTATTACGATCTGTAGCATACTGAATTTCGTCAGTATCAATTACTTTTAATTTTTTACCACCGATATTACGAACAATTACATCATTTGAAAACAAACGTTTCAAACGTGCAAATAATGAACGATTGCGTAATTCTTGAAAAGATTTATCTGCCATATTATTCTAGTATATAAGTATTTACAACAACCAAGTTAAACTTTCTTTTTTGTCATTTACAGTAAATTCCATCGTCTTTTGATGATCAGGTACAGTGCTTACTTGTTTTGGCACTGTTATTTGACTTGTTACTTTTGATATTTTAGAAACCATTGCTTTATTATAAGCTATTTGTTCGTTTCTAAGTTTTAAAGCTGTTTCACGAATCCACAATCCAATGCCTAGTGACATAACTAAATCATCATTATATCCCTTCATAGCCTCAGCTTTAGCTCCATTCCATATAAACACATTCAATTCCTCATAAAGTCTTTTAGACTTGATTATAACACCTTTTTCTCTAAAAAAGTTTTCTAGTTTACTAATAATTAATGGTCTATTTTTACTAGTGGTTGTAAATCCGGCCACTAATTTTTTGTCCGCCGAATTTAATTTATTAGTATATGTTTTTTCCACATCTATAACAGTTAAATCAGCTGCACTATAAAATGTATTCTGATAATCTCTATCTATAATTTGTTGAAGTGTAGCCCAACCCACGTTATTGTTTTCCACGACTAATAACGCATTATTATATTCAGTTGCAACACTTACCAACAAGTTTCCATAATCCTTGGTAGTTAATTGTCCTTTATATTCCGCAACTTGTTCCAATGTTTCTATGTCAAAGATATGAAATGCGCTATAATCTGCTCCATCTCCTCTCGCACAGTCGGCCGTTAATATGTAATTTTTACTATAATTTGGATAATCCCATATCCAAAAATCTTGATTATTACCACGTTTTTCAATTGGATCTTTAATATAAGTTTGTTTATAAAACTCTAAAATATCAACACTCACAACTTGATTACCAGATGTACTAAAATCACAATCACATTCTTGTGCTGCACCTTTTACACCTGACAATTCTGTTTGTTTATCTCTCCAAGCTTGATCTCTTTCTGGATGTAGATACCATGGTAATCGTATTGTTTTAAAGTTGTTCTTACCTTCTTCAGCTTCTACCCACGTTTTATGGAAGAAATTACCAACACCATTTGGTGTACTTAATATAATAGCTCTACCACCAGTAGACAGTGTATATTGTGATGACAACCAAATTTCTTCAATACCGTCGATAAATGCAGCTTCGTCAATGATTAGTAAAGATAGTGCGGATGATCGACCAGCGGTACCAGCAGATGATACTGCTTTGATTTGCGATCCATTTTTTAGACGTAATGAAAGACGATTGTCTTCTACACAGGGAACTTTTAACCAAGATGGCAAGTTATCATTAGCAAATCTAACTTTGGTAACGATTTCTTTTGCGGTTTCTTGAGTAATACTAATACAAAGAATATTCTTATCGTTATGGAATGTCATTAACCACAAACTATAAGCTGCTGTAAGAGTACTAATACCCATCTGACGACTTTTTAATACAATATTAAGACTATTATCTACGAAGTCTGATAGAGTTGTCTCTTGAAAAGGAAACAATTCAAAGTTACAAGTACCACGAATAGGATGTTGGATCTTAACATACTTTTTCATAAAGTATATTGGATCCTCAATACACTTCTTATACTCTTGCTTTATTATTTCTCTTAGATTTGGCTGACTCATATTTCTCTTCGTATTCTTTTATTTTGACATTGAGTTCGTCTAAACGTTTATCGATGACATCTATATCTTTTATTAGATCTTCCAATATTTTGTTGTAATCTATGTTTCCGTCCCACTTTTCAAATGATCCGTCTTCCTCCAAGAACTCAACAGGTTTATCTTTATTTTCCTCACAAAACTTTTTACTTTCTTCAAACTTTTTCTTATAGTCTTCTAATATACCACGCTCATTTTTAAGATCTTGTAGTTCATTGTAAACTTCAAACATCCCCATTAATTTCAACTCAGTCTGAAAATTTGTAAAACAATCATAACAATATCCAGTCTTTGGCCAAACTCTATCATCCAAATAATTACCCCAACGAACATCCATATTACACTTTTTACAACGTTGTTCGTTGATAATGGTAGCACGCTTTGAAACTCTGCGTTTGCTTCCATTTTTCCAAACCCATTTTCTACCTTGTCCATCCTCCCATTCTTCACCTTCTTTGCGTTTATTATTCTCCAAATTGGCATCATAACCAACTTGTACGAATGGACGATTACCTTCTAGGTAATCTTTGACAATACCCAGATTACTTTTACCTGATGCTTTTTTCATAACAAATACGTATTTAATTTATTTCTTAAACTTACTGCCGAGACCTTTTATAATAAAACTTCCTGTAATTTTAAATGGATCGACGTAAATATTTGGGTCTCTAACTACAATTCCTTCGTGTTTATCCAAATCTCCAATCTCGCTTGTAGCATTCTTTAAAACTTCGTCTCCCAATTTAATTGTAGCTAAATAAACAATTGTATCATTAACTATTTTATTTATGTCTTGATCTGGAAAATCTTGACTAATATTTTTACTATCTACTGCTTTTAAAAATTGTTCGCGGGTGATAAGTGGCGTTTTAAAAGTTAATCCTTTTAACCAATCTTTCAAGGATTTGGTTACAGCTTTACCATTTGGATACAATGTAATAGGACGAATCAAAACATTAGCTATCCTTGGTTCTGATTTGAAAGTAGTATCAACACTACCCAAAACTTTAAAACCATGCTTTACAGCGATCTTATTTAATTTATTAATATAAGACTGCATTGCAGCTTTATCATATGGAATTTCAGTAGCTACTCTTGATTTAACACTGCCATCTTTACCAAATGTTTTTGGTTTGATTTCTTTTAATCCGTGAATAGCTAGAAAGTTACCAATTTCACTATATCCCAAAACATTTGTTTGTCCTTCTACATATTCAATATTAAACAATATGTTAGGATTATCCAACAGTCCCAATTTATTCAGTTCAGTCTTTGTAGTGGGAATAGCTTCATCAAAAATATTGATAACCTTGCTGCCAATAGTAATGAATCCGTGACCTGGCTCAAATCTGGTAGCCAAGTCTTCTGGTCTCATTCCTTTAATATCAAGTGGCTTTGCACTACCACGATCCATTACAAATTGTCCGTTCGCAAGTCGAATACTGGCATTTACGCCGTCAATTTTAACACTACCACCACCTCGTTTGAGTGATTCAATTGACTTTACAAATACATCAACTAATTTAGCGCCTGTATTCACAAAATCAAATGGATGTGCCATATGACCTCCGGCACCACCTTCTTGTATTACTTCATTTAAAATGTTATTTAGTCTTATCATATGGTTTTAAAAATGTTTTATCAAATACAGTAATTGCTTTTTTGTAAGAACTCTTAGTTTCGTCTAAACTATTATCAGTAAATTGCCAATTCCAAAATAATTGGTCTGGTGTTTTGAATCCAAAAAACTGAAGTACTTCTTTTTGTGTTTGTGTAACATCTTTGCCATTCCAATTTTGTCCAGTTGCAATGAATCCTGAATCTATATCTTTTACTATATTGCTTTCACCCAAAGTAGAATGTCGGTTCTCAATCCAAGTCAATCTTTCAATTAATTTCTGATAAAAACCATTAGCTTGTCCCCATCTTACACTAGCAAAAAATAAAACAACATCGCTTTCAAATAATTCTTTACTTATTTTCCACAATTCATCGCTTTTATTATTTATACTAGCCCAACAACGATGTTCTCCTGTTGGGTTTTTTTCTTTATCTTTTAAAGATGAATCTTTTGTACCACAATGATTTCCCCATTTTGACGATACATTGCCCTCACACGGAACTATATTTAATTTGGTTGTATCAATCAAAGTTACTTTTTCTTTGCCTAATAATTCTTGTATTTTAAATGCAAGTTGTGTACTTTTAGCAATATCGTCTTTGTGACCACTCCATCTATTACTGGTTGTAAGCAATAGTACTTTGTTCTTGGTACGTAAATAATCTATTGTTTTTTTGTATTTACGAGCATAAAGATCCATATCTTGCTCGCTTTGAGGAAGTT